CTTTAAATTAAAAACAAAAGAAGACGCATTAAATCTGGATAAGTCTTGCAAAAGTCAACCAGGAACACCTATAACACAACGAGCAAAAAAATAAACATTATGGGATTTAAAATGACGCATCAAGTATCTGGAATTGGGGACCCGGTTCCGAATACATCTTCCAAGAAAAAATCTAAGACGAATACATCTCTTGAAGGCAAGTTTAAGAAATTTACATCACTACCAATAAACTCCTCCGATACAGTCCACGTGAACACCACTGCAGGGCACAAGATAGTGGTTGGTAAGGGAAGTCCTTATCACAAGCAGTCACAGAGGATTGGAGCTGTTGTAAGTCAACACCGTCCGGGGGGTAACAACCTTAACGAAAGTACAGATCCTTTAGCCATCAAAAACTACAACAAGAGATACGAAAATAATAAATAAAATATCCCAAGGGCTGACCGGAGGATAAAAATAAAAAATAACGTATAATAACTATACCTATTAAATCTAATCAAATGAAAAAAATCAAAGAGGAACACCTAAAAGAGATCGTAGCTCTAGAAACAAAGTTAAACAAACTCTTTGGGGATATTGGGGTACTTGAGACCCAGAAGCATGTCACCTTACATACAGTAGCGACCGTCAATAAAGACTTAGAGGACTTAAAAACTGTTCTAGAAAAAGAATATGGGAAAGTCCATATTAACCTAGAGACAGGGGAGTATACCAATATTGAAGAGGATGAATAGTCTTATAAGAAAGATAAGTATCGGATCAGATTATAAAAACGAGGCAATGCACTACGCTGTAGGCCAACGCGTATATGGAGGTCACGAGATTGCTAATATTTTATTTGATGACCAGGACTCTTCTTATAATATATATATAAAGAAACACAGTGAAATATTGCCTTGGAAGAAATTCAACTCTAATATGGCTATAGCGGTCGAATACGATTTAGAATACTAATGAAGAGCCTGTACAGTTTCATCGTTAAACCTTTTGATAAGAGATATAATAATGAAAAGAAGGTGGGTGACAATAGCCTGCTAACCAACAACAATATAGAGAGCTTTCGTCACATAAGTAAAAAAGCAATTGTTGTAGAGGTTCCAGCTGCTTTCTCTACAGAGATAAAGTCAGGGGACACAGTTATGATCCATCATAATATATTTAGAAGATACTATGATGTAAAGGGAAATGAAAAAAATGGGAGTACATATTTCAAAGACAATCTGTACTTCGCAACATTAGAACAAGTGTACGCTTACAAAAACGAGAGTGGGTGGAAATCAAACTTGGACTACTGTTTTATAAAACCGCTTAAAGAAATAGACTCATATTCGACCGATAAAGAGAGAAAGCATATTGGTATACTAAAATACGATAATAGCTCCTTAAATGGGCTTAAAATAGCTTCAGGGGATTTGGTTGGATTTATGCCAAAGAGAGAGTTCGAGTTTGTATTTAATGATGAGCGGTTATATTGTATGAAATCTAATGATATAGCTATTAAATATGAGTACCAAGGAAACGAAGAAGAATATAATCCGAGCTGGGCGCAAAGCGGTTGAAGAACTGATTAAGGTTGCAAAAGAACCTATAGTTGATTCAGGAGAAGACATTACAGCTGATAGGCTAAAGAACGCTGCGGCTACAAAAAAATTAGCAATCTTTGATGCTTTTGAAATATTAACGAGGATAGATGAAGAGGAATCTTTACTAGAGGATAATAGCAAGAACAGTAAAGGAGCTAAGTTCAAAGGGTTTGCAGAAGGGAGATCTAAATGAGTTACGACGGGAAATTATTAAGAATACTACCGGATTACATTGATGAATCAATACTTAAGAAAAAGAATAGATACAAACAATGGGAATATGGATATGACAAAGACAGTGATGTAATTGTTATTAGTAAGACCGGAGAAGTGGGGGAAGTATACGAAATACAGAACCTAAAAATAGCACTACCAAAACCTAAGAAAGTCTATACCTCAAAAGGTAAGATGTGGGAAAAAATAAATTATCCTAAGGAATTGGATAAAATTAAGAATGTATTCGAATGGAATAACTATCCAGAACATTTCAAAGAGAGGTGGTATGATTACATTGACAAAGAATTTGAGCATAGAGATAGGGGTTTCTGGTTTAATAACAATGGTAAACCCACATATTTGACAGGTACCCATTATATGTACTTGCAATGGAGTAAGATAGATGTCGGGGCAGCAGATTTTAGAGAATCTAATAGGCTGTTCTTTATATTTTGGGAAGCGTGCAAAGCGGATCCTCGGTGCTACGGAATGTGCTACCTTAAGAACAGGCGTTCCGGTTTCTCCTTCATGGCCTCTGGAGAAGCTGTAAATCTAGCTACGATGTCTAGTGATTCCAGATATGGAATTTTATCTAAGACAGGGGCTGATGCTAAGAAGATGTTCACTGATAAAGTGGTACCGATATCAATTAATTATCCTTTCTTTTTCAAGCCGATACAAGACGGTATGGATAGGCCCAAAACAGAATTAGCTTACCGGGTGCCGGCGTCGAAGCTAACAAGGAAAAAGCTAAGTCAAGGAGAGACTCCTGAGGAGTTAGAGGGATTAGATACCACAATTGACTGGAAAAATACAGGAGACAACTCTTATGATGGTGAAAAATTAAAGTTATTAGTTCACGATGAGAGTGGTAAATGGGAAAAGCCTGATAATATACTAAACAACTGGAGGGTAACGAAAACCTGTTTAAGATTAGGTAGTCGCATTATTGGAAAGTGTTTAATGGGCTCAACATCAAATGCTTTAGATAAAGGAGGTAGGAACTTTAAAAAGTTATACTACAATTCAGATGTAACAAAAAGAAACCGAAACGGGCAAACATCCTCGGGGTTATATAGTTTATTTATCCCAATGGAATGGAACTACGAAGGATTTATTGATGTATACGGCAATCCAGTATTGGAAACTCCTCCAAAGCCTGTCCAAGGGCCATTAAATGAGGAGATTGACCAAGGAGTTATTGAGCATTGGCAGAATGAAGTTGAAGGTCTTAAAAGTGACCAGGAGGGTTTGAACGAATATTACAGACAGTTCCCTCGTACAGAGAAGCACGCGTTTAGAGATGAAGCTAAGCAATCATTATTCAATTTGACAAAGATATACCAACAGATAGACTATAATGATGATATCGGGACTAGCGATTTAGTGACTAGAGGAAGTTTTCAATGGGAGAATGGAGAAAAAGATTCACGGGTTATATTCTCGCCTAATGAAAGCGGTAGGTTCCGTATCACCTGGATTCCTCCGAAAAACCTCCAAAACCGTGTAATAATAAAGAATGGTATCAAATACCCTGGTAATGAGCACATAGGAGCTTTTGGCTGCGATAGCTACGATATATCAGGCACTGTAGATAAAAGAGGTTCTAAAGGAGCTTTGCATGGACTTACTAAATTTAGCATGGAGGATGCTCCTCCTAACACATTATTCTTAGAATATATAGCTAGGCCTCAAACTGCTGAGATATTCTTCGAAGATGTATTGATGGCATGCGTATTTTACGGTATGCCTATATTGTGTGAGAACAACAAGCCGAGATTGTTATACCATTTCAAAAGAAGAGGATACAGAGGATTCTCAATGAATAGACCGGATAAACTTTGGAATAAATTGTCAGTAACAGAAAGAGATATTGGGGGTATACCGAATTCGAGTGAAGATATAAAACAAGCTCACGCAGCAGCTATTGAAAGTTATATTGAAAATTACGTAGGGGAGATCTCTGAAGGAAAGTATGGAGATATGTATTTACAAAAGACCTTAGAAGATTGGTCTACATTTAATATAAATAACAGAACAAAACACGATGCAACCATAAGCTCTGGGCTAGCTATAATGGCTTGCAATAAAGACCGATATAGGCCATCTGCCCAAAGAACGACGAATAAAACCGTCTTAGGATTCAAGAAATACAATAATAAAGGATATAGTTCAAAAATAATATAATAGATGATTAGCACTAATTATAATAGCTCATTTCCAAATCAGGTAGTACCAGACGAGGAAAAACAATCGCTTGAATATGGATTATCTGTAGCAAGAGCTATTGAGAATGAGTGGTTCAAAGGCAGCCGAGGAGGTTCGCGATTTACTACAAATTCCCAAGAGTTCCATAGAAGAAAATTATATGCTCGAGGGGAACAGTCAGTTCAAAAGTATAAGAACGAGTTATCTATAAATGGTGATTTATCTTATATGAACCTAGATTGGAAGCCAATTCCAATAATACCTAAGTTCGTGGATATTGTTGTTAATGGAATGTCTCAACGGAATTTCGAAATACAAGCAACAGCTCAGGATGCTATCGCTAGAAAGAAAAGGACAGAATATGCGGATCAGCTTTTAGCTGATATGAACAGCTACAAGGAATTAATGGAATTATCGGAAGCATCTGGTATGAATTTATTTTCTGTAGACGATCCCTCTAAATTACCGAAAACGAAGGAGGAGTTTGAGGTTCACATGCAAATGGACTATAAAGAATCCATAGAAATCGCATTAGAAGAACTTATAAATAATTCTTTAGATAAGAATAAATACGACGAAATCAGAAAGAAAATAGTATATGATTTAGTTGTATTAGGGATTGGTGGATGTAAAACTCAGTATAATAAATCTAACGGGCTAGAAATTAAACATGTGGATCCGGCTAACCTGGTTTATTCTTATACGGAAGACCCTAACTTTGAAGACTTATACTATGTAGGAGAGAAGAGGAGAGTCAGTTTACCTGAATTAATGAAGCAATTCCCCCACTTATCTTCTGAGGAATTAGAAAAGATACAAAAAACAAGCAGTAGATCGGATGGTTCTGCCGATTACGGAGGAGGGGATGATGAAAACACTGTAAGCGTTTTATACTTTGAGTATAAGACATATATGAATCAAGTATTTAAAATTAAACAGACAGATAGTGGTCTAGAGAAATCATTAGAAAAAACAGACTTCTTTAACCCACCTCCAGCTGATACTTTTAAGAGAGTAAGTAGAACGATAGAAGTTCTCTATACAGGAGCTAAGATATTAGGCCAAGAAACTATGCTAGAATGGAAATTAGCAGAGAATATGACAAGGCCTTTAGCGAACTCTCCTAAAGTAACTATGAATTACTCAATATGTGCCCCTAGATTGTATAAAGGTAAGATTGAATCAACGGTAAGCAGAATTACAGGTTTCGCTGATATGATCCAACTTGCTCACCTTAAACTACAACAAGTCACAGCAAGAATAGTTCCTGATGGTGTATATGTGGATGTTGACGGATTAGCTGAAGTGGACTTAGGTAATGGTACAAACTACAATCCAGCAGAAGCACTTAATATGTTCTTCCAAACAGGTTCTATCGTAGGTAGATCACTTACTCAAGAAGGGGATATGAATAGGGGTAAGATACCTATCCAGGAATTACAAACATCGGCTGGACAAGGTAAAATTGGTTCGCTTATAAATACATACCAGTATTACCTGCAGATGATACGCGACGTAACAGGTCTTAATGAAGCCCGGGATGGTAGTACTCCAGATAAGAATGCTCTTGTAGGATTACAGAAGCTGGCTGCGGCTAACTCAAACACAGCAACTAGGCATATATTACAAGGGATTACTTTTATTACGCTTAGAACGTGCGAAAACATCTCGTTGAAAGTGAAGGATATTATCGAATTTGCTTTAACAGGCGAGTCTCTTATAGAGAGTATAAATGAATTTAACGTGAATACATTAAATGAGATTTCATCTCTACATTTACACGATTTTGGAATTTATCTAGAATTAGAGCCTGATGAAGAGGAGAAACAGTTGTTAGAGAGTAACATACAAATTGCACTGCAAGCGGGTATGATACACCTTGACGACGCCGTCGACCTTAGAAATATATCAAATATATCTTTAGCTAATAAATATCTGAGGCTAAAGCGTCGAAAAAAACAAGAAGAAGATCAAGCTGCCCAGCAAGCAAATATCCAAGCTCAAGCACAAGCAAACGCGGAAGCTACAGAAAGAGCAGGATTAGTAGAAGTGCAGAAACAGCAAGCTCTTACAGAGAGTAAGTTGCAATTAGAGCAGGGTAAAGCTCAATTCGATATAAACAAATTAGAACGCGAAGCTGAAATCAAGATGCGTTTAATGGAGCTAGAATTTAATTTCAATAAACAACTAGCTGAGGTACACGCTGGAGCGAGTAGGGATAAAGAGTCTTATAAAGAAGATAGAAAAGACGAGCGTACCAAAATACAAGCATCACAACAAAGTGAGCTTATAAATCAAAGACAAAGTGAGTCATCCCCTAAAAATTTCGAATCTGCAGGATTTGATGTGCTAGGAGGATTTGGTTTGGGGCAATTCGAACCTAAATAGAATATTTATTAATTTTATATTATTATATCATGTCAGAAAACGTAAAACAAGAAGGGGACTTTAAAATGAAAAAGAAGTCTAGGAAGCCAAAGCAACTATCGAAAAAAGACGATGTCGTGAAGGTTACTGTAGACAGCGCCCCTGTAGACGAAGTAAAAGAGGAAGACATTCCTAAGGTTACCATAACGGAACCCAAAACTAAAGAGGCAGAAGATGCTAAAGTTGAATTAAAGGAAGTAGTTGAAGAAGTAGTTGAAGAGGCAGTTGAAGAAGCTGGTGATGAAGAAGTGCAGATCGTGCAGATTGAAGAAGAGGATACGGACGAACAGATTCAAGAATTAGGAGAACAAGCTGTAGAGGCTACCGCTCGAGGGGAAGAGTTAGGAATTCAAATACCGGAGAACATTGAAAAGGTGATTGAGTTTATGAATGAAACCGGGGGGACCTTAGAAGATTACGTCCGTCTTAACTCTGATTATTCAGATGTTAACGAAAGCGTATTATTAAAAGAATATTATAAACAAAGTAAACCTCACTTAGATTCAGACGATATAGAAATCTTAATGGATGATTTCGAATATGATGAAGATATAGACGAGGATAAAGATATACGCAAGAAGAAACTTGCGTTCAAAGAAGAAGTTGCGAAAGCCAAAGGTTTTCTTGAAGATTTAAAGGGTAAATATTACGACGAGATCAAGTTGAGACCGGGAACTACCCAAAAACAACAAGAGGCTGTTGACTTTTTTAACAGATATAATGAAGAGCAATCTACCATACAAAAGCGAAGAGACGTTTTTCAATCCAAGACAAATAGTTTTTTCTCCGAAGATTTCAAAGGTTTTGATTTCAGTTTAGGAGATAAAAAATTCCGTTACGGATTAAAAGACACTTCAAAAGTAGCAAATACACAATCAGATTTAAACAATTTCGTAGGAAAGTTTCTGAATGAAAAAGGAGAAATAGCTGATTATAACGGTTACCATAAAGCGATGTATGTTGCGGGAAATGCTGACAAGGTTATTAACCATTTTTACGAACAAGGCAAGGCGGATGCAATAAAAGATATTACAGCTAAGTCCAAGAACATTAACGCGGCCCCAAGACAGGTTGCTCCTAGTGGAGAGTTTGTAAATGGAGTAAGAATCAAATCAGTAAGCGGAGAGAGCCCTTCAAAGTTAAGAATAAAAAAAATAAAACTTTAACAATTAAAATTATTTAAAATGGCTTTTACACCAGCATTTGGGGACTTAGTCCCATCAGCAAAATTGCAAGCAACGTCAGGAAATTATATTGATTTCACTAGTGACACAGGAAACAATTTCGCACAACAATATCTACCAGAAATCTACGAAGCAGAAGTTGAAAGATACGGAAACCGTACTTTAAATGGATTCTTACGTATGGTAGGGGCAGAAATGCCTATGACTTCAGACCAAGTAGTTTGGAGTGAACAAAACAGATTACATATTTCTTACGATAAGTGTACTATCACCGACGCGGACAACGCTACTATAAATATCAAAGATGCAGATGGAGATGTGGATAATCACGCTATCCGAGCAAATTCTTTAATCGTTGTATTCGACCCCTCAACAGGTAAAGAACAAAAAGCGATCGTAAAGACAGTTACGGCAGAAAGTAATGCTATTAGCGCTTATCCTTTTGATGCCGATGCTTGGGAATCGACTTTCGTAGATAACGATTTGAAAGTATTTGTATTCGGTTCTGAATTTGACAAAGGTAAACCTGGAATGAGTGGAGCGGTTGAAGCCCAATTCACACAGTACAGCAACTCCCCTATTATCATAAAAGACAAATACGGAGTGAACGGCTCTGATGCAGCTCAGATTGGATGGGTTGAGGTAGCCACCGAGGACGGAACTTCTGGCTTCTTATGGTACTTAAAATCTGAATCTGAAACAAGACTACGTTTTGAGGATTACCTAGAGATGGCTATGATTGAGTCAGAGCCTTCTAGCCAAGCATCTGGAGGTATTTCTGCATCAGATCAGGGAGCTAAAGGTACAGACGGTTTATTCTATGCCGTAGGGGAGCGTGGACACGTTAACTCAGGAGGTGTCGGATCGAACCTAGACGTCTTTGATAATATTCTTAGAGGATTAGATTCTGAAGGGGCTATTGAAGAGAACATGTTATTCCTAGATCGTAACACAAACCTAGACTTTGACGATATGCTAGCTGGTCTTAATGGAGGTAACTCTGGAGCTGGATCTGCTTATGGTTTATTCGATAATGATAAAGATATGGCTTTAAACTTAGGTTTCTCTGGATTCAGAAGAGGTTCTTATGACTTCTATAAGACTGACTGGAAATACTTGAATGATGCTTCAACTAGAGGAGGCAATTCTGGGGAATCAGGCAATTCAGACGGAATTGATGGTATCTTAATTCCAGCTGGTACTTCTACTGTTTATGACCAAGTTTTAGGTTCTAACATCAGAAGACCTTTCTTACACGTTCGTTATAGAGCTTCCCAAACGGAAGATCGTAAGTTGAAGACGTGGATTACAGGTTCAGTTGGCGGTGCTTACACAACCGACGAGGATTTGATGTCTGTACACTTCTTATCAGAAAGATGTTTATGTGTGCAAGGTGCTAACAACTTTGTATTATTCAAAAACTCTTAATATTCAAAAGTAGTATTTACCCTCGATGTTTCGTCGGGGGTAAACTATTACTTTATTACATTTACTTATTAAATTATATTATATCATGGCAACAGCAAAGAAAAAAGAAGCAGCGTGGGATATTAAAGATCGCCACTACTATTTAACAGGGAATAAATCCCCTTTATCATATACAATACCTTCTAGACATTCATTAAGAAAACCATTATTGTGGTTTGATGAATCGAAAGGAGAGCAAAGAGAATTACGATATGCAACAAATATGCCAAGCCCATTAAGGGATGAACAAAAAGGAGAAGCAACCTTAGGTCATATCACATTCTTAAATGGACATTTATATGTCCCTAAACGATTTCAGAATTTACAAAAACTTTTAAGTTTATATCACCCTCTACAAGGGATAAGGTATAGTGAGCATGACCCCCAAATGGAGGCTAAAGATGAGCTAGAAGATATCGAATTTGAAGTGGAGGCGTTAAATGCGGCTATAGCTTTAGATATAGATACGGTAGAGGCTATCTTACGTGTTGAAAATGGGTCGGCTGTATCTAAGATGAGCTCCAAAGAACTTAAAAGAGATTTACTATTATTCGCCAAGAGGAATCCTAAGCTATTTTTAGACTTAGCTAATGACGAAAACGTTCAATTAAGAAACTTCGCCATTAAAGCCACTGAAGCGAATATCATAAAACTTTCTCAAGACCAGAGGACTTTTAAATGGGCATCTAACGGTAAAAAGTTAATGAACGTACCATTTGAGGAAAATCCATACTCTGCATTCGCATCATTCTTAAAGACTGATGAAGGAGTGGAGGTATACAAGTCGATTGGGAAAAAACTTAATTAGCATGTAATATTAATATCTAGCGGTGACATATCGTTGCCGCTATGGTATTATAATAAAATAAAAATATGAGCGTAAACGTAAACACTGTCTATACGACTGTTTTAACTATATTAAATAAAGAACAGAGAGGGTATTTATCGCCTTACGAATTTAACAATTTGGCAAGACAAGTGCAGCTTGAGATATTCGAAAAATACTTCGAAGACTTAAACCAATACTTGCGTATACCTCAAACGGATGTTGAACATTCAGACAGAACAGAAAACTTAGACGAAAAGATAAATATTTTTCGTACTTCCGGACAATTAATTAGGCTATCTTCGCCCAAGAAGCATTATAAGGTTCCTACCTCTGACATTTTTAGTGATCCTGTTGATTTCTACAGAATGGGTACTTTATCTGTTGAAGGTAAAGAAATAGACAGATTAGGGAGAAGCGAATTCTACAATATAAAAAATTCCCCCCTTACAGCACCATCATTAGACTTCCCCGTATACTTGTACGAGAAGGAAAGAATATTCATAGAACCGGATGTAGATGTTACAGTAGGTATAGATGAAACAAAAATAGATATTGATTTCATAAGAAAGCCTGTAGACCCCAAATGGGAATATACAGAAGGGGATAATGGCGTTTATATTTATACAGGGAGTAGTGTGGACTTTGAACTGCACCCCTCGGAACAAACAGAAATTATCTTAAAAATATTACTTTACTCAGGGGTTATTATAAAAGACCCAAGCATTATACAATCTGCTATGGGCCTAATTCAGAAACAAGAAGCAGAACAAAAATCTTAATAAATGAGCTTAATAAAAGAAACTAGTCAACAGTACTACGCTGGCTCCCAGGTAATAAAGGTAGAGAGTGCAGACCCGACAACTATTGGACCATATACTTTTGATGAGGAATTAAAAATATATTCCATAGATTCAGTAGATTCGCAGGATACATATTATTCTTTAAATAACTTCATTTTAGAATACAGTCTTGATGGTTACGATCCATATACGGTAGTAGGAGCAGCCACTAAGAAATACTATATAGATAAGAATACCATAGTAATAAGTAGCGGAAGCTGGGCAGCAGGCCATTACCGCGTTAGACTGAAAGACAGTAATTTAGGTAGTTATACAGGTATAAAACTAAAAGACGTTGTAAATAACTTTATAGTAGGGTATGTGGGAGCAGGCAAACTTATACCAAGCGTTAGAACCTCCGACGTATTATTCCACGCGAAACGTGGATTACAGGAGTTTTCTTATGATACCTTAAAGAGTATTAAGCAACAAGAATTGTCTATACCTAACAGTTTATCCGTAGCCCTGCCTCAAGACTATGTTAACTATGTTAAGATATCCACAGTGGACGATTTGGGAGTAAAACATATAATCTATCCTACAAGGAAAACGTCAAATCCAACAGAATCTCCTATCCAAGAGGATAACGGATTACCTATGCAAGACTTCGTTGGGGAAAATATAGAGGGGACTTCTGTAGCCGAAACAAGGTTGTTTGAAGCCGCGAGGGCTCCTGTTTTAAACGTGTTCACTATAAACGAGAGATTAGGTAAGATATCATTTTCTAGCGATCTAGTGGATGAGATTATAATATTAGAATATATTACAGATGGATTAGGAGCTGACGCTGATATGAGAGTTCCAAAGATGGCTGAAGATGCCTTATATGCTCATATAGCTTATTCTATTCTAGCTTCCAGGAGCAATGTGCCTGAATATATAGTTAGAAGATTTAAACAGGACAGAGGAGCTAAATTGCGTAATGCTAAGATTAGGTTATCTAATACAAAGATAGAGGAAATTGCAAGAGTAATGAGAACTAGAACTAAAATACTTTAATATAAAGAATGGCTTCAATCGATAACACTTTCCTGAGAGGGAAGATGAATAAAGACGTAGACGACAGACTAATGCCGTCGGGAGAGTATAGAGATGCCTTGAATATAAATATAAGCAGGTCAGAAGGCTCTGATGTTGGAGCTGCTGAGAATATCCTAGGTAACAATATACCTTACACGGGAGTTCTAGCTGACGAGAATGTTACTTGTATTGGATCTATAACTGATACGAGGAAAGATAGGATTTTCTGGTTTATAGCAGGGGTTGAAGATGTCAGTTTATCTGCTATTTATATGTACGACACTTTTACGAAACAATCTCCCTCTATAATCGCTTCTGGTAGGTTTTTAAACTTTAGCAGCGACTATATAATAACTGGGGTAAATATCTTAGAAGATTTTTTATTTTGGACAGATAACTATAATCAGCCTAGAAGGTTAAATATAAGTAGGGCTTTGGATCCTAACTTCGAGTATTCAACAGAAGCTCATATAAGTATGTCTAGGTTCGCGCCTTATGAGACTATCTCTTTTGCAGATATTAATGGGAGTACTACTATGGACTACGACACTGGGATCACGTCTTCCTACATGAGGGAAGAATTTCCTCGATTTGCATATAGGTTTAAGTTTATAGATAATGAATACTCTACAATCTCGCCATTCTCTCCAATATGCTTCAGACCGTCTAACCTAAGTCATGCTCCTAAGTCTACTATAAATACTTCGGATATACAAGATGTAGTGGCTACTACGGAATTGTCGCTGATGCTGAATTGGGTTAACAAGGTATCACTCAATATAAAACTCCCTTCGGCTGATATATACAGCGATTATGGCATAGAGAGTCTTGAGATATTGACAAAAAATGCAGGAGAGCAAGATGTTAAGGAAATTGCGAGCATAAAATGCGGGCCAGATTCTGATTTTAACGACTCAATAGTCACAGACAGCTCAGAAAATTCACTTCATTACTTCCATGAGTATAAATCTGAACCACCTTATAAAGTACTACCATCAAAACAACTAACGAGGGTATTCGATAATATACCGCGTAGAGCTAAATCTCAGGAGGTTATCAGTAATAGGGTAGTATACGGAAATTATTTACAAAACTACGAGATTCCATCGCTTGATTTTTCCGCTGGGTTTATGGATAAATCAGACGAGCTAGACCAAAACTTGCCTACCCAAAGTGTTAAGCAGAGAAGGCTTTACAAAGTAGGGATTGTGTTGGTAGATAAAGAAGGTAGACATTCCCCTGTTATCCTATCTGAGGACTCTTCCGTCGATGTCCCCTACAAACTAGATCAATCCACTGGATGGAAGGGTATTAGTTTAGCTTTTACTCTTAACGATATAATTCCGGGAGCTTATCTAGACGATCAGTCCGTTTCCTTAAACAACTTTAGTTCAACAGTGAGTGGGGATACTTTGGCTTTATCAGGGTACGAGGAGAGTGGTAACAACTTTAGGCTAGGGGATAGGTTAATAGGTCAAAATATACCAGAAGTTACAATTACAAAAATAACTGTAGATAATATTTTAAGCACAACAAGCGTCTTATGTGACGGGGATATACACACTACAGAATATGAATTTACGAGTGTGGTTGCCCCTGTGAATCTTCCTATAATTCGATTTAATAAGGATGGGTGGTATTCATATCGTATTGTTGTTCAGCAGCAAGACCAAGAGTACTACAATGTTTACACCCCTCCCATTATACGATATAACCTGAATCCGGATAGGGGTACAGAAATCCGTAATTGGGTTTCGTTGCATGGGGATAACGTAAATAAAGTTCCACGACTAACATCTAACGATGTAGTAAGCTCCGGGGTTAGCCCTAGTTCTATCTTGTTATACTCTAAAGTCTCAAACAGACGGAGTGATGTGGGCCCTTCTCCAGAGGATACAAATATAAATGACCCTATAAAAGTAATATCAATAGGGACAGTAGAGGAGCATAGCTTACTGGATGACAGCAATCCTCCAGCTCCACTATCATGGCTATACCAGGCTGAAAAGGGTCACTTAGTTGCAGAGATGCCATACGATAGAGACTTAGGGGTAGAGATAAACAGTGCTGGAGAGGTAGTTGAGGATGAGAGTAACGGCCAATCCCCACCAGAACCAACCGATCCACAGAATCCAGATGATAAAACTGCAGGGTTAGGTATATTCGAGACGGAGCCTTTTCGTTCTGTGCTGGATATATTTTGGGAGACATCTTCAACCGGATTAGTTCGTGACTTAAACAATCTTGTAAAGAATGGCGAAGAAGGGGATAGTTTAGGCTACCCTTCCTTAGCGGGGAGTACTTTTTCAGAATCAGATTCTGCAGGCGCTAGTCTAATGCAAGTAGAGGCTACTAATACTACTACTAATCCTCTTTCTTTTGAGCTACTATCCGTTAAGAATGGTAAGAATGAAGATGTAAAAGCTAACTTTAGCATCACGGAAATACCGGAGAACAGTCAAGATTTCTTTTTAGTACTGACATCGAACCCGTTTGCTTTCAGATGGGACTCAGATTATAACACGTTTAATCTATCCATAAAAGTTACAGATACAGTAACAGAGGCCTCAAAGACTACTAGTACATCTGTGCTAAATTTAACTAATGATGATCCTGTAATGGATAAAATAGGAGGGGATACTCTTGCTGAAGGTGAGAGCTGGGGACACGTTGTTGTTCCAGAGGGCACTCCAACTGACACTTATGTGACTACCGTCACAGCAGTAAATGGGGCTGAGGATAGTGCCTCTGATGAAACGGACCTGTTTTATGAATTTGTAAACAACCCTTTTGATAATTTTGCTTTAGACGGAGTTACAGGGGAATTAACTACTAGACCTCCTAGTGTACCACCAGGAAATACTACTTGGGTTATGGATTCTCAGGCAGCAACCCAGTACGATCAAAATGGAGATTGGGCGGGTGTAAGGTCTAACGGCGTAGACGATCGTATTAAAATTCGAGTATGGGATGCTACTATAGAAGGAGAGACTACGGTATGGGAAAGGAGATCCGACCTCAAAATAGCCACGGTAGAAGTTCCTTATGATACAACTAGTTATATTCCTTTATATCCTTTATCATCTAGCTCTGATCCCACAATTAGGTGGGCTAGTGGAACAGGTAATTGGGATCTGGGAACGAAATCAACGGATATAGGGAATTCGGAAGTTGAGGTAGGAGATTGGACTTTCGATACAAGCACCCAGACAGTTAAGTACGACACTCGCGATGAGTATGGGTCCCCGAACAGCGGGTCTAAAAATGGCGCTATTATTGCTTCATTCACAGCTTATGATGAAAACGGTGAAGAAGTTCGTACGGAGACAAGCTCTAATGATGAACTATTTAAAGAAATAGGCAGTTTTAAGCCTGATGCAAATGAAGATTTAGAATATCTAGTTGTAGCTTCTTGGGATAAAAATGAGTCTATGAAACTCCTAGCCGTCTACTTAGCTAGAAAAGAACCAGTTTAACAATATTTTAAATACGCATAGCTATATGTCAATTACTTTAGAAATAAAATACTTTAATACGTTCTTATTGAAGTCCGAGGGGGTAAATAATGAGAACGATCCTGGGGAGTCTTATAAATGGCACGTAGAGGAATCCCGAGTAAGGGGAGCTTTTAATGGCACATCTGTTGATCTAGGGGTTAAGGCTCATGCGACCAACGAAGACTACCAGGAGACTAGAAGAGCTAATGCCTTAATATATTCTGGCATATATAACTCTAGGACGGGGATAAACGAGACTAATTATTTTTCTTCAGCGGATAGCATAACGAAGGCATTGACAGATACGGATGGCTCTATCCAGAAGCTGTATGCAGAGGACACAAATCTAATTGTGTTTCAGGAAGACAAAGTAAGTAGGATATTAGCTGATAAAGATGCTATCTATTCCGCCGAAGGGGGTGGTACAGTTACCTCTTCTCAAGCTGTCCTCGGACAAACAGTTCCTTACGCGGGGCAATTTGGTATTAGTAAAAATCCAGAATCTTTTGCGGTTTATGGTACTAGAAAGTACTTCACAGATAAGAATAGGGGAGTGGTTCTAAGGTTATCCCAGGATGGTATCACGCCTATATCCGATTATGGGATGCGTGATTACTTCAAAGATGCGTTACCAGGGGCTTCTAGGGCCTACGGTGTGTATGATACGCACTCTCAGAACTATGTACTGTCTCTTCAAGGAACAACTATAAATGGAGGATATAATACTATTACTTACGATGAGATAGTCAAAGGGTGGACGAGTTTCCATTCTTATAAACCTACATTTGGTGAAAGCCTTAATAATAACTTTTACACTTTCTATAAGCAAAATCTATGGAAGCACTACGCTACTAATGTATATAGAAACCAATTCTACAAGATAGGAGGAGGAGAAAATCTTGTAGCCGTAGATCCATCTTACATAGAATTCGTTGCTAATGGCAATCCTTCTGCAATGAAAACATTTAGTAGTATAAATTATGAGGGTACATCGGGGTGGAGCATGGAATCAAACATAACGAGCGCATCAGACAAATCATTTGCGGTTCCTAAAAACGGAACAACTTATGCTGATTGGGATGGCTCCAATAAAGAAGTTGGCTTCCTCAAGAAGGATGATAAATATTTTTCATATCTGAAAAACAATTCTACAGCAAAAAAAGGTGAAATTATATTCGGAGGACAAACGTCTGGAATAAAAGGCTTTTTTACAACAGTAAAAATAAAATGTGAAAATCCGGAAGCAAGGTTGCCTAGGGAATTATTTAAGGTATCCCATGAAGTAGCCGTCTCTGCGAGATAAATTTAATAACGAAATGCGACATTAGCTTATTAATATAATAGTAAGAAGCTATCGTCACATAAAATCTAATCAAATGGAAGTAAGTAAATTCATGCAAGCCCTAGAGGTTTTGCAAACAGAGTTAATTCAACAAGGTAAAGATGTAGAAGGGATATATGGAGACGGAAAGACATTAGTTAATAATGAGGAATTCCCTATAGAGCACGATTTCTCAGATCAGCTCTACATGAGAAAAATGAAAATGAAAGCAGATACGATAGTCATTAGCGCTATCCATCATACTGATCATTTCTGGTTTTTACTTCAAGGGAGAATACTAGTCAACACAAACGGAGAACTAGTAGAACATATTGCTCCATGCTACTATAAATCTAAAAAAGGTGCAAAACGTGTAATAAGGTGTTTAGAAGATTGCTTATTCATAAATGTCCATAAGAACCCATCTAATACAGAAGATTTAAACGTGATAGAGAAGGAATTGTACTCATTTACAATAAAAGAATATAATGAGAAAGAAAATAACGAAAAAAAATAGAAAGATATGTCAAGTATATTATTAGCCACCGGGGTTGGAGCCGCAGTATCCTTAATAGGCGGGATTTTCGGAAGTTCTGCAGCCAAAAAAAGAGAGAGAGCAGCTAGAAGAGCTAAAATAGCGAGGCAGAAAGAGCTAGCTAGATTAGAAGCTAACAGGCAATCTACCATCAACCCGTATGTGGGAGCATCAGATCTATCAGGCATGGCTAAAGATTTAAGTGGGGAAGTATCAAACCCTTATGCAAACCTTAAGGTCGCAACTAAAGCTGCAGAAATGCAAACCCAGGAAGCCGATATTGCTTTAGCAAATACATTGGATACAATAAGAGCAACAGGAAGCGGAGCTGGAGGAGCAACAGCATTGGCTCAGATGGCTTTAAAAAGTAAGCAAGGCGTTTCTGCTAGTATCGAACAACAAGAAGCTCAGAATGCGAAATTACAAGCTCAGGGGCAGCAACACATGGAAGCGGCTCGCATGAGTGAAAAACAAAGAGTGCAGGGAGTACAGATATCTGAAGGGCAAAGAATGCAAGACGCAGATGCTAAAGGACAGATGTATGAATGGGAAGCTAAAGAGAGTAGAGAGACCGCTAAAATGAACAGAGTCGCTGGATATATAAACCAAGAAGCCCAAAAAGAAGTGACCGCCCAACAAGACAGCAGTGCGGCATGGGCAGGGGCAATATCAGGAGTAGCGAGCTCTATATCAGCAGGTATAGGAGCGAGCGGGGAAGTGAGAGCGGCCGAAGTAATGAAA